TCTTAACAGATTGAACATGGCACGCAGAAAGAAAGCAAAGCGCCGAAGATCACCGAAGACAATCAGTCTTCTGAATATAGCAGAGAGCTACGCCTACGCGAGCGTCCTAACTGGCGGCGTCCTGGCTAACTCTCCAGTCGGCGTTCTCGGATTCGACGGATCAGGTGCAGCCGGTGGCGCAGGCTACGGCATGACGACCACGAACGGAGCGATGACGCTCTCCTCGATCGTCAGCGACCCTGGCTCGAGCTTCGATTCCATGTCTGCAAACTTCATGGCTAACTATCAAGCGATGGCTGTCAGTGCGATAGGGATTGGCATAACTTTCAAATTTGCCAAAAAATTGCTACGAAAGCCCATCTCCAACGTAAATCGTAACCTAATGAAGCCGCTTGGAATCGGCGTGAGGCTGTGATCCTATGGCAACGAATACAGTTACGGGCAACCTCGTTTGCAGCGACGGGACAAACATCCCTCTGAAGCTCGAGGTCGTAGAAGGAACGGAAACAAACTTGACCACAAACACGGTCTATACCGTCACAGCAGCGAACGTCGGTGACTTCGCTCCTGGTAAGACCGTTATCGGCGGTCTGGTATCGTGTGATACGGGCGTGGGATTCTGCTACATACTTTCTCAGGGCCTCGTGGCGGCTATCATTCCCTGGTCGATCAAGGGTGCAGTCATGGACGGACAACCTGCACTATGCCAACCTTACACACTTCGAGCTGGTGACATCGTCCGAGTCATGAGCCAGACTGCCGCGGATCGCGGAGCAAGTGCTGGAGTCTATACAGCTCGCGGAGTCTCGCGAATCTTCCACGTCACACCGTCTGGTGGAGCTACAAACGAATTAGTCGATCTGCAAACTGGCAATAGCCTGGGCGACACGCTCCAGGGCGACAGAATTGTCAAATGGTTTGGAACATCTGTTGATGGCGCCAAGATCGAGGATCAAGGCTTCGCCGCCGTCGATGCCCTCGGTAACGTCATCGGTTCTTGCAGCGCAACGAACCCGATTGTTCAGCAACCGGCGTTCGCATTAGCCTCGATACCAATTTTTCTGAATTATAAGTTCCAGTTCTTGACAAACGCCTGAGAGTGATCTTATGGCGAAAATGACTAAGGCCGCTGGAAGGCGCAGATTAGCGGAAATACTCTCGAAGTCGAAGAAGCTCTATCTTAGGGGATTCATTTCGACGAAAGATCTCGACTCGATCGAGCGGATCAGCAAGACCAGGTCGAAGCAGCTCAAGTGAGGTGTAGGCTTTGACACTGGTAGGTGCGGTTGGAGTCGGTGGGACTGGCACTCAAATCGGCGGTGTTACTGCTGCACAACAGGCACAGGTACAGGCGAGCCTCGATCGACAAGAAGCAAACAAGGCAGCAGCTGCAGCAGCATACTCCCCCGTCGGCGCTCCTGGTGTGCCTGGAGCACGGCCCAGCATGCCAGGCGTCGGCATCCCGAACAACTTCTTTGGATTTGTCATGCTAACATTGGGGATGAGATGATGCCGCTTCCGAATGTGCAAGAGAAATCGCCACGAGTATACAAGCTGCTCAAGACGACTACCCTCCAGGAGCTGACTGGAGATAACCTGGCAGATGTGGGCAACCCGATCAGTATCGAGATTCTGAACGAGGATGAGCTAATGCGTCTTTGCCTGGTCGCTTTCGCGCGTATGGTAACTAAGGGCAGCTTCGACGGGTGGTTGTGATGCCTCTACCTGACGCAGACAAGAAGTCTCCAAGGGTCTACACCCTACTCCAGAATCTTGACCTAGAGAATTTGTCAGCTGATAACCTCGCAGATGTCGGCGATCCCATTGCGATCGAGGAGGCGAACGAGGATGAGCTTCGGCGACTATGCCTGGTCGCATTCGCTAGGATGGTGACGAAGGGAAGCTTCGACGGCTGGCTGACTGCAGGTGGTAACGAGTTCAACGCCGAGGTCATGCCCCAGGACACTTACTACGTCGCGTACCCTTACGACATAGCTCGAGCTGCACCATACGGAACCACAGACAGAGCGACGGGCACGGTGGGGATTCAAGACATCTGCTTCTGGCCCTGGATCGCTCCCAACTCGGGCGCCCTGGCAAGCATCGCCGTGAAGGTGACGAGTGGAGCTGGAGACGGTACGACTCGAATAGGAATCTTCTCAGATAACGGAGGCGTTCCCCAGACTCTCATGGGATATGCTGACCTCGACACAACCGGGACGGGTGTAATCACACAAACTTCACTTTCGGAGACCATCACCACAGTGAGAGGGACTCAGTATTGGTATGCACACACACATTCAACGACCAACTATCCGACAGTCACAACGGCAGCCACAGAAGCACCAGGCCCAGGCCCAGGAGACCTTGGGACTGACAACGTCCAGACAGTCCGACAATATCTCGTGACGACTATGGCAACGGTGACGGACATCACCGACTTAATCTTCAGCGCGGTTACAAAACCGATTGTGGGGTTGAAATGGTAATGGAGCGAGGCTGGAAAACTTACGATGGTGATGTCCTCATCGATGAAGGCTCCTTCGAGGTCGACTGGAAGCAAGTTCGATCAGAGCGCGACCAGGCTCTCAAGGAATCAGACTGGCGAGCTGGGAAAGACGTCGTCCTGTCGACAGCCTACAGGGACTATCGCCAGGCTCTTCGAGATCTACCTCAGAATCACGACGAGGCGAACGACGCCGCGGATGCCTGGCCGGTGAAGCCGGATGACTAAGAGAAAGCCTGACCAGGTGATCGAGTATCGGGTCAGCCTCCAGGACAAACAGTCAGAGCAGCTTGATGCTCTGATCACCGCAGTCCAGGTCAGAGCATTCGCATCGCCCCTGGTCAACATCCTATCCTCACCAGTGGCGATGCTCGGCATCATCGGCGTGATCCTCGGCCTCGCCTCAGAGTACCTCGGCCCTGGTTGGGAAGAAAAAGTCGAGGGCAAGACAACGGAGCAGATTGCCGACTGGATGGAAGCAGAGAACATCATCATCGGCGGCCTATTCGCCATCGTCTTCGGTATTCTGTTCAAGAGACCGTGGACCGGTTATGTCGCTGGTGTCGCCGTGGTTGAGGGTCTTGAAGCAGGGATGGGCCCCGCCTGGACCACGCCGGAACAAACCGAATTGAATCGAAAGAGAACGAAGGCATTAGCCGGTGCCTATGCCGTCGCATTCCTCTCACAGTTGAATATCTTCGCATCCAGACTGAGAGAAGAGGTTTGAGAAAATCAGACTCACTGGAAGGGGTGCTGAAGGCTCTCGGAGGGGGTGGGGGTTGGGTCTGATACCTAGCAAATACAGCCTTCTAGTGGATTTCCACATCGGAGGCAGATCAGCCAGAGCGCTTCATCGGCCCAATCTTCTAGCTCTAATTCGTCTTCCAACTCGTCTTGCATGAAATCCCAGCACTCCCAATAGTCGACCCAAGTCCAGAATTGGGAGTTATTCATGTTTACAACACCACCAACAGAGAAGGAAAAGCGGCACCCTTTCCGGTTCTATGTTCTAATCGTCCGTTAATCAGCAGGAAATGTGCTCCTGCTTCTGCCAGCAGTCTATACCATTCAGTTGAGGAATCATGCTTCAAGAGCATCACTATGGTCATTGAAGGCTCGAGCTGCTTCTCTTCTATCGCCTTCTCTACCCATGGCAGCGGCTTTGAATATGGAGGATTAACGAAAACCTTCTCTCCCCATACGCTCCACTGCAGCTCGAGCCCGTTACGAATCAATTCATCCTCACCGATCAGGGGACAAGGGTCGAACCAGTCTTCAAAGAGATCCATTAACCATTCATCGGTTTGGTAATTATCATGGGACAATTTTCTTTTTGCATAATCCGAACCGCTCATTCAACTCCCTCCCATTCCTCGAGCTTGGATGCCCTGGTGAATTCGTCCACTGCTGGCCGTCGCCTCCAGTGCTTGTTCCTGGCTTGGCGCTCGTGTTCGAGCGCAGAGTGCGGAGTATAGCTGGGCCGTTGCTCAACTCTCACCGTTGCTGGCCTTCCGCGCCGCCCTGGGCGCCGATCTATCGTCGCCCGCACTCTCTGGTCACATCTGAGGCATTTACGGTTCAGGCGCGTCGTATGGGGTTCAACCTTGTAAATCCACCACTGTCTGCACTGGCCGCACTGCCAGAGTCCCTGCTTCATGACCGACCCTGACTCTCATCGTCTATTATAATAACGCCACAATTGACAGGCTCTCCCTCTATTGCCACAAGGGCGCCACAATTCCGAAAGTATGCCACAAAACACGAAACGCAACCATCAATAGTGGCAGCGACTCTGGGCGGGAGGGTTGGAGGGCAAAATGAGAGGAGGACATAGGTATTATGGACGGACGACGGTTGGTGGAGAGACATGGTAGCCCTTGAATTCGCAATTTTGGCCACTTTGGCCCTGATTAACCTCGCTTCGATCGTCATTCTGGCTCATTGGATCAGAATGCATCTTGATTCGGCCATGATGGACATCGACGAGAAGCTCGCGCTCGCGATTACAGCTCTAATTGACAAGCTCGTGTCTGGTAACCTTGGAGACTTCGAGCCCCCGAACCCGATCCAAGGCGCTATCGCTCAATTAATCCAAGGTATGGCGAATCAGAAGCTCAACACCATCAACGCGACAGTGACAGAACGTAGTCCAGATGGACAGTTTGTCCCGCCTGAATCATTCTCGTGATATTTATAGACCGGCTTTCTTAACAGATTGAACATGGCACGCAGAAAGAAAGCAAAGCGCCGAAGATCGCCCAAAACAATCAGTCTCCTGAACATCGCTGAAAGTTATGCGTATGCGTCAGTACTCACTGGAGGCGTTTTGGCAAATTCTCCCGTAGGCGTCCTGGGATTCGACGGATCAGGTGCAGCCGGTGGCGCAGGCTACGGCATGACCACCACGAACGGTGCGATGACACTGTCCTCGATCGTCAGCGACCCTGGATCGTCCTTCGATTCCATGTCTGCTAACTTCATGGCTAACTATCAAGCGATGGCCGTGAGTGCAATAGGAATCGGAATCACCTTCAAGTTCGCGAAGAAATTACTACGCAAGCCTATCAGCAACGTAAATCGCAACCTAATGAAGCCCCTGGGCATCGGAGTGAGGTTGTGATCTTATGGCAACCACAACTTGCACAGGCAACCTCGTTTGCGCCGATGGTACAAACATCCCTCTGAAGGCTGAAATCGCAGAAGGAACAGAATCGAACCTGACCACAAACACGGTCTATACAGTGACGGCAGCTAACGTCGGCGACTTCGCACCAGGAAAGACCGTCATTGGCGGTCTGGTGAGCGCCACGAACGGTATCGGCTATTGCTACATCCTCAGTCAAGGACTCGTCGCGGCTATCATCCCATGGTCCGTGGCCGGTGCTGTCACTGACGGACAGCCAGCACTATGCCAAACATACACACTTCGAGCAGGTGACATCGTCCGCGTCATGACACAGGGCGCGTCGGATCGCGGTGCAAGTGCTGCAGTCTATACAGCGAGCGGGACTTCGAGAATCTTCCACGTCACACCGTCTGGTGGGGCTACGAATGAATTAGTCGACCTACAAACAGGCAACTCGATCGGCGACACTCTCCAGGGCGAGAGAATCACGAAATGGTATGGGACATCTGTCGATGGGAACTTAATCGAGGATCAAGGCTTCACCGCCGTCGATGCTCTCGGCAACGTTATCGGTTCTTGCAGTGCTACAGACCCAGTCACTCAACAACCGTCGTTCGCGTTCG